GTGTACGCTCCCCGTCTTGGCTTCCACTGGGGTGGCCAGGTAGCGGGCGATCTGGCGATGAACGCCCAAGGCGTGATCGCCTGGAACGGCTCTGCGCTCTATCACACCGGCAACCTCAAGCCCCAGGACATCGTACCCGCCGGCACGTTGATCCAGTCGTTCAGCAGCATCGCGCCTCCCAATTGCCTTCGCTGTAACGGTGCTGCTGTCAGTCGTACGGTCTATGCAGCGCTCTTTGCAGCGATCGGTGATTACTACGGGGCTGCCGACGGATCCACGACCTTCACCCTGCCCGATACTCGTGGCCTGTTCATTCGAGATGTCGACAATGGACGAGACCTTGATGCAGGCCGAGTTTTGGGAACATTCCAAAGCAGTCAGAACCAGTACCACGCCCACTCCGCGTCTACCGGCAGTGCCGGCTGGCACGCCCACGGCGGGAGCACCTCGTCGGTCGCGGGTAGCCATATCCACGCCTTCAACTACGTGAATACACCGACCACCCAGGATATCCCTGGAATCGGCGCAGCCATGCATTACGCCGGCGTTAACTCGGCCGCCACCAACCGTATCCAACCCGCCGGCGACCACAGCCATACCCTGAACATCGTCGGCGACGGCGCTCACACTCACCCGGTAACGGTAAACCCCTCCGGCGGGGCCGAGGCGCGCCCTGTGAACATGGCCCTGTACTACTACATCAAATACTGAGGTGCCCGATGGCAAAGACAAAAACGGTCTACCAGACATCCCCATTGGGCTTGTTCACTGGTACCGCCGAAGCGGACGAGTCGCCGCTGGAGCCCGGCGTGTTCCTGATCCCCGGCGGCTGCGTGGAGACGGCTCCGCCGTCGATCCCCGAGCACAAGGCCGCCCACTGGAACGGCCAGGCCTGGTCCCTGGTGGACTACTACGACGGCCTGGTGGTCTACAGCATCACCACCGCCGAGGCCCTGACCATCACCGGCATGGGGCCGGTCCCTTCGGGTTACACGGTGAAAAAGCCTGGCCCGGACCAGGTATGGAAGAACGGCGAGTGGGTGGACGACACTACCGCCGTGCTGGCCAAGCTCCACCAGCAGAAGCTGGATGAGATCAACACCGGCTGCGCGAAGTACATCGAGGCCGGCTTCGATTCGACGGCCCTGGGCAAGGTGCATCGCTACAGCAGCTCGCTGGAAGACCAGGTCAACCTGACCGGCCTGGTGTTCAGCGGCCTGGACAGCGCCTACCCCTGCACCGGCAGCGATGGCGTGCGCCTGTTCCTGGCCCACACCCGCGACCAGTTGCTGCAGGTGAACAAGGACCTGGTCCTGTTCAAGCAGGCCGCGCTGCAACATGCCGACCAACTCAAGCGTGACGCGGCCAAGGCGCTGCAGGACAAGAAGCTCAATACCCTGCGCGCCATCCAGTGGACGGTGCCGGCATGAGCTGGTCGCCTGTCGCCATGCGCTGGCCGAGCGAAGCGACACGCTGGATGGACCAGTTGCAAGCGGCCAAAACCCTGGCCGGCAACGAATTGGCCAGCACCGGCCAGCGGCTGGCCGGCCTGCAAGGGCTGGCGACCACCAACCCCGGACCGGTCGGCGAGGCGGCCCAGGGTGCGATCGCAGCCGGGCGCCAGGCCCTGGCCGAACAACTGGGCGAAGTACCAGCGTGCCTGGTAGTCACTCCCTTCCAGAGCGGTATCGGCCAGGGGCGCGGCTACCAGCGTTTCCTGTCGGCTCCCAACCTGTTGCAGCAACTCGCCGACAAGCTGACCGATGGCACCGACGCGGGCCGCCCCCAGGGCGACTTGCACGCGCTGTGCCTGCTGTTTCTAAGTACCCGCTACGAACAGCTGGCCGCCGGGCTGGCGCGCTTCAACGCATTGATGCCCATACCCGAGCTGGTCCGCGCACAGCGCCGCGCGGAACATCTGGCTGGGCTCGAAACCGAGAAATGGCAGATTCCCCAGGTCACCGCCCTGCCGCGCTGGGAGGCCTTGCCCCTGGAGCGTTGCACGGTGCTCAAGGCCGCGCAGCAATCGATCGCCGGGCAGATCGCGGTGCTGGAAAGCTACGCCGCCGACAGCTCGCCCATGAGCGACCTCGCCGGGCTGGCGGCACTCAAGGCCAACCAGCAGCAGGTCCGTGACCAGCGCCTGGCCGACCTGCGCCAGCTGTTGGAGGGTGGCCAGGCCGACAGCTCGGTACGCGCCCGCCTGCTCGGCCCGGGCAACAACACACAACTGCGGCGCATGCTGCTCGAAGGCGATGCCCCGGGGCATGAGTGGGTGATGTGCGCTGGCGTGATCCTGGTCGGCTCGGCAAAAGGCCTGAGCTTCGTTCGTGAAATGGTGGGTTTATGACACTGCTACTGTTGGACGGCCAGCCCGTCGAAGGCAAGACCCTGAAAGTCACCGGCAACCTGCGCATCGAAGCCGAGGACCTGTCCGGCCAGACCAGCAACACCGACACCGCGCACAAAGGCTTCAAACCCAAGACCCTCACCGTCACCCTGACCATCCCCTACGTCAACAGCGTCTGGCTGCGCAACCTGATGCGCCTGGCCGAAGCCACCCAGAGTGGCGGCCAGCTCAAGACCTACCGCATCGTCAACGACACGGCCGAGGCCTTCGGCATCCGTCAGGTGTGCTTCGCCGACAACGTCAACGTCCGGGAGGACGATGCGCTGGCCTGCTGGCGGGTGCAGTTCGGCCTGGCCGAGAAGACCTCCAACCCGGAAAAGGTCGAGAAGCGCCGCGCCAAAAAGCGCGTCAAGGCACAGGCCGCACCCGGCGCCGCGGCAGGGGCGGAAGATGACGAGGATGACAAGGATCCGGAGCTGACCAGTTTCGAAAAGCTGTTGAAAAAAGTGGACGACTGGCTGGGGGAGAAACCATGAAACTGCATCAGGTACTTCGCGTGGCAGGCGAACGCCACGACCTTGTCAGGGCGGACGTGCGTCTGGAGCTGCGCAACCCGGGGCGGGCGACCTTCATCGTCCAGGCCGAGGCGCCCCTCAAGGGCCTGGTCACCCTCGACATCGGCTACAACGACAGCACGCTGCAGCGGCATTTCATCGGCTACGTCGAGCGCTGCACCACTGCCAACGCCAGGCAGCAGGTGCTGTTCTGCCGCGAGCTGGCGGCGATCCTGGCCAGGCCGCTGCCGATGAACCTGCGCCATGTCGACCTGCACGGCGTGCTCGACCAGGTCGGCCAGCAGACCGGCCTGCGCTTTCGCGTGCCCGAGCGGCCCTACGCATCGGTGCGCGCACCGTTCTTCTACAGCTTGGCCGCCGGCTTCCAGGCCATGGAGAGCCTGGCCCAGGTGTTCGACATCCCCGACTTCATCTGGCAGCAGCAGGGCAATGGCGAGGTGTACGTGGGCAGCTGGGCCGACAGCTACTTCGGCGCCCGCCCCGCGCTGCAACTGCCCACGGAGCTGTTCGACAACTACCAGGGCAACCAGAGCGCCACGATTGCCGCCCTGCCAGGGCTGCGTCCAGGCGCACCGATCAACCACGGCGAGCGCGTGACCCATGTCGCGCTCGCCGGCAACCAGATGGCCATCCGATGGAAGACGCAATCCGCCGCGCCGTAGCGCGCCAGTTCCCCGAGATCACCGGCGGCTACCACCTGCCGCGCTTCGGTCGCGTGGTCGCGGTACCGGATGCGCCGGCAGCGCCCGGGCTGTGTGACGACTTCCGTCCGCGCTTCGGTGTCGATGTCCAGGTGCTGCTACCAGATGGCGAGCCCGACCCGGTGCTGCCGGTGTTCACCAGCCTGCCGCTGCCGGCGCCCATGGGCGGCCAGGAGCGCGGCATGTTCGGTTTCCCCGAAGAAGGCACCACCGTGGTGGTGTCGTTTGCCTACGGTCTGCCCCACAAACCCTTCATCCAGCAGATCCTGCCCCATGGGCTCAGCCTGCCCAAGGTGCCAAAGGGTGATCTGGTATGGCAACACAGTGAGGCCTGCCAGCAGCGCGCCGACGCCGATGGCAACTGGCTGCGCCAGACCGATGGCCGGATCCGCGACAAGGCGATCGAGCGCGAGGTCGAGGCACTGGCCAACACCGAGCAGTTCCAGAGCCATGCGCGGACGGTGGACGACCACTCGACCGAGACCGTGGGCGGGGTGAAGAAGATCGAGGCCCTCGGCGCGCTCAAGCTGCTGTCCGGCGGCTCCGCCAGCCTGGCCGCCCTCGACGACCTGCACCAGGCCACCGGGCGCGACCTGAACCTGGCGGTTGGGCAAAAGCTCAACGCGGCAATCGGCGGCGACGTCCAGGAGCGGATCGAGGGCCTGCGCGACAGCGTGGTGAAGATCAGCCAGCGCCTGCAGGCGCCGAAGACCTGGCTGGGCTCGGAGGCGGTGAACGTGCTGCAGGTGCTCTGCGACCTGCTCGAGCTGGTCCAGGCGATGAACACCGAACTGGCCGCGCATGTGCACGGCCCCACGCCACCACCCAGCAATGCGGCGGCCTTCAGCGGCGCGGCAGTGCAGGCCCAGGCCATGGGGCTCAAGTTGAAGCCGATCACGCTGTAGTTTTCAGGGCGTTTCGTATCGCGGGGCCAGCCCGCTCCCCCACGCTCAACCTTGAGCCTTGGGGGAGCGGGC